CCAGCAGCATCTACTGTTGATATGTTGAAATTTACTGTTGGTGCGGCAGTCATGCCTTGGCCTTTTGTGTGATCTACTACAGTTTCATTTGGATGTAATATCGCTGGGAAACCACCCTTACCATCTACACCACCAGCTCTTATTCCAGATCCTGTATAACCACCGCCATCTGCTGAAAATATATCGCCAAAGCTTTCAAAAAAACTTTCAAATTTACCTGTTATTGGTTTAAGTATCATTTGTTGTATAGCTATTCTTAGTAACTGCTCTACAACATAATCAGCAAAGTTTTTAAATGACAGCTTTCCAGCCTTTAAAGAATCTACTATAGAATCTTCAAATTTTTTCATTGAACTAACAGCTGTAGTTTCTAAAGTCTTTGCCAAACCTTCAGCACCTAAAGACTTTTCAAAAGCAGCTACTGGCTCTAATAAGTTTGTTAAGCCAGATTCAAAAGTTTCAAAAAGCTTTTCAACCTCTGGAGATCCAGCTTTTACTAAAGCTATTAAATGATCTATAGTTGCAATAAATCCACCTTCTGCATCTATTGGGTCTGCAATAGTTGCTTTTAACCTTTCAACTATATTGCCTAATCTTATTAACTCATCCATAGCAGCTGGCATACCTGCTGGAATAATATCGCCACCTATAGCAAAACCATTTTTTCTTATTTCATCAATACGATCTTCAAACTGTTTTATTTTTATAAGAGTTTTATCTGTATCAGATAAGATATCGCCAAACATAAATCTACCAGCACCAGAGCTGGCAAAATCAATAAACATTGCTTTAACATTTGTAAAGAATGTATGCATTGAGATTAATGCTGTTTTAACACCTTCTAATATTGATACAGCAATAAGCTGACCCATAGTGTCAAAACCTTCAGCTGTATTTTTTGAATCTTTTATAACATCTCTTAAATTTTCAGCCAAGAATTGTAATGCTGGCACAAAAGCTGCTGTAATATTATTAACCACTGCACCTACTTGTAATTTAACAACACTCATAGTGTCATTAAACTGCTCAACACCTCTGATAGTTTTATCATCTAAGATAATACCAAGATCATCTGCCCTTCTTGTAAATTCTTCTAAGCCTTCAGCACCATCTCTAAAAATCTCACTAAATTGAATACCAGCCCTACCAAATAAATTAGCAAGTGCTGTAGCCCTTTCAGCCTCTGATCCTAGTTCTCCCAATCCCTCTGCAACACCTTCTAATATGGTTTCAAAACTTTTTAGTGATCCATCTGTATTTTTTAGTGTTACACCTAAATCGGAAAAGATATCTACCTGGGTTTTAAGTCCTCTGCCTGCATCTCCGATAGATCTAGCAAATTTCTCTAAACCTTTTTGCGTTTGCTCAACAGTAGTTCCAGATTCTATGGCCGCTAACTGGAAGGCTTGTAATGTCTCTGTAGCAATACCAGTTCTTGAAGCAGTCTTGCCTAGAGTATCAATATAATCAAAAGATTTTTTTGTAATTAAAGCTATAGAAGCTGCTGCTGCAACTGCTGCTGCTCCTAGTGCTTTGATAGCAAATAAACCAGCCTTACCTGCTGTAGCAATACCGCTTAAACCCATCTTTACAGCTTTGAAAGCCATTGCTGTTTTATTTACAGCAATAATTTCATATTTAATCTTACTATTGGCCACTTCTTTTTTCCTCACTTATTTCAAAATAAGCAATCCATGTTTGGTATTCATGGATAGTAATTTGCTGAAGTTCTGCATGTGTTTTGCCAAGTTTTTCTGCTATAGCAAATTGCACATATAAATTACTATCCTCTATTAGTTTTTTTTAACTTTTTCCTGCGGTTCTTGTCCCATCATTGCTGTTGCAACTCTTACCAGGACTTCTTGTTCAACTCTGTTTAATAAAGTGTTCTTATCTTCCAGGTCAAATATTTTCTCTCCGCTTTCGTCAAGTGCTTTATAAACCAATACCATAGCCATCATCTTTAGATCATCTTGCTGGCTCATTTTATAGAGCTTGCTTGTTTCAGCTAAAGTTAATGGCTTACTGTATATTTTTAATGGATTACCATGTTCATCTTTCCATTCATCAACAATCGTTACTCTTACATCTTGATCTTCAAAATGTGATACTGCTCTCTCTATAGCTTTCATGTTGTTATGATGTTGTGGTTGTTAGTGCTGATTTACCCTGTACACTAAATGAACACTCAACTAATCCGTCGTGGCTAGCAGATCTTGATATTCCAGTAACAATAGCTGTTCCTGTATATCTTGTAGCACCAGTTGCATCCCCTTCTGGGAAAAATATTAGTGTGACTTCAGCACCTGCTGTAAATGCATTTTGTACAGTATCATCTTCATCCCAATAAGCATCTATTGAAGCTGTAAAATCAGTTAATCCTGTTTCATATGTTTTAAAAGTTGATCCCATTGATGAACTTTCGATTGTGTCGCTGTTATGTTCAATTGAATAAGATCTCATCTCTCCAAGAGAATCTGATCCTATTTTAATGATTCCAGCGTTTCCTTTTTGTACCGCCATTTTTTATTCCTCGTTTTTTTTAGTTTGTTTTGAAGAAAGTTTAGTTTCCTGGGCTGTTTCTTCTTTCCATCCCATATTTTTCATACTCTCAACACACGCTGGATGAGCAATAACTGAAATTCCGTTTTTTGTTAGTTTCATATATATTTACCTCTTTAAACTGCAACGTCTGGAGCTTGTTCCTGGACATAGTAGTTGGTTAAAAAATTAAGAGTAGCAAACGCAAGTGGTGCTTCTCCCTCTGGGTTAAAATCAATCTCTGTTGATTCTAAAAAACAATCTTTTGCTAAGCCGCCTAGTGTTGGGTCTGAAGCTATAGCTATTTCAACTTCTTTAGCTGAAGTGTCTATAGTGTCATCAAAATTGCTAGTTGCTTTTACATATATCTCAACCGCAACTGTTAAATTTCTTGTACATAAACGATTTACACCCATTACTTCTGGTGCAGAATCTTCAGACTTTGTATAAATTAATAAAGCTGGAGTTCCGCTAGTTCCTAATGGGTATACCCTTGATTGATAAACCCTAGATCCAGTGGTTGTTAAATTATTAAGAGTAGTTCCAAACTGTTCTCTTATTTGTTGTCTTACATGAATAGACATTATATTTTTTCCAGGCTTAAAGCAGTAAAACCAGTTCTGTCACTTTGTATAGAAACTATTGTGTAATTTGCAGCTGGACTTAATATATTGCCCTGGACATCTTTTATAGCTGCTACCTGTAATGTATTACCATGAGCAATACTAGGAACATCTATAGATCTGCAATATGCAATAGGTTGTGTAGCTTCTATTGAAACTTCTAAACCTTCTTGTTCTATATATTCATTATTTAAAATAATATTTATTGTTGCAGCAGTTCCACTACTGTTGGTATATATAGCAGAAACACCATGACCAAAATTAATGTCAAGATATGAACTCATGTCTTCTTCTGTTTCCATTAAATACTGACTCATTGCAAAGCCAAAATTAAATCAACCATACCAGAGTTGTCTGGTTGTACGTTTACTATTACAAAATCAGTCTCTGGAGTTAATGTAGAGCCATTGTTGGTTGTTATAGCATGAACTGTTAGTTGGTCATTAATAGAGACATTAGGTATATCAGAGGCTTTAGCCATTGCCCTAGGCTGATAACCCTCAACAGCAATAGTGTCTCCTTGTATATTAAAATATGCCTGGTCAATTATTATTTTTATATTGGTAGAATTGCCTGCACTAATATTATTAAATGTAGCTGTTACTCCGCCTATTTGCGGATCAACGTAACTGTTAAAATCATATGAGCTTTCTAGTGGCATTATCTTTTCTTAATATTCTTAGTTGTTTTGTTTTTTAATGGCTTATCTTTGTGACTAACATCCTCTGCACAACCGCCAGATATAAATTGTTTAGCTTCAGCAGCAGAAACTTCTACCACGTCACCTTCGTATCTTGTAACACCCCTAACGTGTGTCTTATTTAATATTCTAATTTCCATTTTTTTTCCTTTTAAAAATGGGTAGCCAATTAAGGCTACCCAGAACAATATCGCTTATTAAGCAATAATATCTTTAATCACACCAAAGCCAGTGTCGTGACGAATCGCAACATCTAAGTCTTGGAAGAAAGCAAGTCTTGTTCCACCTGAAGTAGATAATGAAGCTGTATCAACAACTACATCAACACCAGACCAGAAACCAAGCATTACATTAGTAAAGTCACCAAAGATAGCAGCTGACAAGTTAGATCCACTACCTTTTGTAAGGTTAGAAGGAACTAAAGTTGTAGAAGCTACGTTGTAGCCTAATATTTCACTTGCAGCTTCCATAATGAAGTTACCTTCAGCACCACCACTTTGTTTTGCTATAGTTCTAAGAGCAGCAATAACTTTAGGGTTAGTTAAGAATGATGGATTTCCGCCCATTGCATTTGAAACATCAACAGCTTTAATTAAATCAACAATTTTTGCATATGTTGGAGCTAAACCATTAGTACCCATTGAAACTACGTTTGCAGAAGCAACACCAGGAATAATTCCTGAAGGCTCGTTAGATCCGCCACCATTAATAGCTACGCTATCAATTTTTCTAGCAAATTGTGAAACAATGTCATTTCTTAATACAGCTTCTACAGAAGGATCGCTTTGAAGCATTAGCTTTCTAGAACAATCAACGTAAGACGCTAAAGTTTTTGGGGTCATTGTTATTTGACTAAATACAGCCGCACCTTCAGTTGGAGCTGAACCTTCAGCAACAAAAGCAGTGTTAGTTGTTTGAGCTGATAATTTCGGCACCGAAATATCGCCCTTTAATCCTGTCATAGTTCTCGCGCCAAGCTCACCAACAGTTAATTTAGCGTATAAAGCTGAAATAAACTGATCTGCAAGATGGTCTGTACCAACTAAGTACCCACCCTGGGAATCTGTACCAGCAGTTTGATCTCTTTGACCCCAGTTAAGATCTGAAGGCATGTAAAAACCTCTAGCTTCTTTACCAGTTCTTTTAGCAATTTCTTCTGATAGCTCTCTTTCATAACCAGCTTTTGACCAATCACCAGTTGATGATGCGTTAATAGCTTTAATTAAAGAGTATTCACTTCTTTCACTTTCGTTAAGGCCTAAGTTAGCTGGTGCAACTTCTAAAGCTTTATCATTAGATATGTTATCTAGTAATACACCTCTGAATTGCTCAACACTCATTCCGTTTTGGATAGCATTATCAGCCAAATCTCTTTGACCATGGTGCTTACCTAACGCTGAAATTTCTTTAGCGTTTTTTAGCATTTCTGCTTTTACAGATTCAGTAGCTTCACTTCTGATAGCATTTGAATCTATTTTATTTTCTGTTTCCATTTTAATATCCTTAAAATTTAATTCTTGTTTATCTTTA